TATATTATGCACAACTGAACCAGAAAAACTATTGACTACAATCAAAACAAGGTCTACAAAATTTCAAGTTAAGCGACTTGGAAGATCAGAAATAATTGCACTAGTTACTCATGTGAGTAATAAGGAAAATATTAAAATTAGCAACTCAGGAATACGTGCTATAACTACATATGCCGATGGATCACCTAGAACAGCATTGGTATTGTTGAACAGTGTTAAGAATATTGATGATCCAGAAGATATGGAAGAAGTTATTAAGGATGCCATTGAATCTGAAAAAGCAAAGGTTGAAGGTATTGAGTTATCACGGTCATTATTGAAAGGCAATAGCTACAAGGCAATAATGAATATAGTTTCAAAACTTGAGGAAGACCCCGAATTAATAAGACGTGAAATATTAAAATATATGACTCAAGTACTTCTTGGTGGGCCTAATGATAAAGCCGCACTCATCATAAATAATTTCTATGATGACTTCTATTCCAGTGGCAAGGCAGGCCTAGTGCTTTCAGTATATAATACAATACAAGGAGAATGACTAATGGATATTTATTTTAAAATGTGGGCATATGAAGATAAATATGAAGAAACAGATGATACTGTATTGTGTTTTACTTGTGCAGTAGAAGAAGTTAATAAAGGACATAGAGTTGACGCTTTACTTCATCCAGGAATAGAAGCCCCAAAATGTGAAAGGTGTGAATTATGAAAAACAGTTCTTTCGTTCATCTTCACGTACATACAGAATATTCAAAACTTGATGGATTCGGATCACCAGATAACTATGCTAAGAAGGCAAGTAAAATGGGATTCGAATATTTGGCTTGTACAGACCACGGCAATATTGATGGTCTCATTAAATTTCAAGCTGCCTGTGAAAAGTATAATATCAAACCTATACTTGGATGCGAGGCATACATAGTTCCTCAAATAAGCAAAGAAAGAAAGAATGGTCATGTACTATTGCTTATTAAAAATAGTATTGGATTTAAAAACTTGTGTAAGATGCTATCGTTTGCAAACATTGATGGATTTTATTACAAGCCTAGAATAACGTCTGAAATGCTACTCAATCACTGCAAGGGTTTAGTCATATCCACCGCATGTGTACAATCATTTGTTACTATAAACAAAGATGGAGTACCTTTAGCTAAAAAATTAATAGACACTATTGGTGACGACTTCTATTTTGAAGTTATGCCTAACAATATGAGAATGCAGAAAAAACACAACAGAGTTATAGTCAATATGGCTAAATCCTTTGAACGTAAAGTCATTATAACCAATGACTGCCACTATATAAACAGAATTGATTGGAAAGCACAAGAGGTATTATTGGCTATTCAGAAAAAACAAAAATGGACTGATAAAAATAGATTTAAATTCAGCATACACGGTTTGTACTTGAAGTCATTTAATGAAATGGCACAAGATATGCTAAATATTGGTAGATATAAAAGAGAATGGATGTTGAACACTTTGGAAGTTGCTGAGAAATGTAGTCATTTTAGAATCAAGAGAAGAAAAGTTAAGTTGCCTGATGTTCCTAATATTGAAACAAGTAAAGAAAACAATTCACTTAAAAGAAAATGTTTCATAGGATTTAAAAAATTATTTTTAGATGGAAATATTGAACATATTAAAAAACCATATATTAGAAACTTTCCTGTTTACTACAACAGATTCAAGGAAGAATTTGACTTAATCAAAAGAAAGAAATTCGTTCGTTATTTTCTTATAGTTGAAGACCTAGTTAAATGGGCTAGACAAAATGATATACTTGTAGGCCCAGGCCGTGGTTCGGTTGGCGGGTCACTCATCGCATACCTCTTAAGAATTACAGATATAGATCCAATAAAACATGACTTGTTATTGAGTCGATTTATTAATGAGGATCGTATTGACTACCCTGATATAGACCTTGATTTTGAAGATAGAAAAATCCACTTAGTCACAGAATATCTCAAAGAAACATATGGGTACGACAATGTGGTAGGTGTAAGTAGTTTCGGACGAATGAAGTCAAGGGCTGTTGTTAAAGATGTAGCAAGGGTCTTTGGTGTTGAAGATAGAGAAGTAAACAAATTTACCAAACTAATTGATCAGATATCTGAAGATGGTATAAACGAAGCTATTAAAGAATTTGATGAAGCAAAAGAATTTGCAGAAAAATATCCTAAAGTTATTAAAATGGCTAAAAAACTTGAAGGCCAAGTAAGGAATAGATCTCAACACGCAGCAGCACTAGTTATAAGTAATAGACCATTATCAGAATCCAACCGTGGAAATCTAATAAAGTTAAAAGACACTATAGTTATTAATTGGGAAAAAGATGATGCAGAATATATGGGCCTAATGAAACTTGACGCGTTGAGTTTAAAATTGCTGAGCATACTTTCAGAAACATTAAGACTAATAAAAGTAAACCATAACAAAGAAATTAAATTATCAAAAATTCCACTTGAAGACAAAAAAATATTTAAAGAAATAAATAATGGAAATAATGTTGGATTATTCCAGTTAAATACTTGGGCAATGAAACGACTTATAGAAGATATGGGAGTTGAGAAGTTTGACCACATTGTAGCAATTGCTGCACTTGTAAGACCTGGGCCTATGAACAGCGGAATGACTGCACAATATATTAAAAGAAAGCATGGTCAACCTTGGGCTAAAAAACATGAGGTATATGAAAAAATAACCATGAATACTTATGGTGAGTTAGTATATCAAGAACAAGTCATGCAAGTTATTAATGAAATTGCAGGCCTGCCATATTCAACCGCTGATAAAATAAGAAAAATTATCGGGAAGAAAAGGGACGTAAAAGAATTTAAATATTTCAGGCAACAGTTTATTGATGGATGCAAAGAACAAAAAATGTTTGATGTTGATGAAGCAGAAGAATTTTGGGAAGGATTACTTGAGTGGGCAAGATATGGATTTAATAGAGCGCACAGTGTATCTTATGCAATACTTGGGTATTGGTGTGGCTGGATTAAGTACTACTATCCAACTGAATTTATTTCTGCATCTTTGACTTATGGAGCTAAAGATAAAAAACATGAACTAGTTGAAGAAGCATACCGGATAGGCCTTAAGATGGTATTGCCTATGGTCAATGGGTTAAGTGATCCTATTAGATGGATTGCTAAAGACAATAAGATATATGTTCCATTTATTGAAGTTAAAGGTATTGGTGAGAAAAAAGCAAATGATGCCATTACTATTAGACAATCCAACAGCCCATCATTATTTGATACAGATGACCAACTACAAACACATAGTGGTGCATTTGGTGAGTTATTGAATAATATCGGTGCATATCGAACAAACGATGACTTAGTTATTAATAAGAATGTTCAGAAATATTTTGACTTCAGAATAGTTACCAATCCTACAGTGGAATATGAAAACCTTTATAAATTATTTGATTATGGTATAAAGATAGTTAATTTAGATGATGCGCTCCAAGGAGATTATGACTTATTAAAAAAACTTAGCAAAAAAAATAAAACACTAAAGAAAGTGAAATTCAGAAATTATCGGAAATATGTAACAAGACTTTTAAAGTGTACTAACTGCAGTTTGATTGATGAGTGTAATGCTCCAGTTGCACCATCTATGGGTACTTACAATGTCTCTATATATGGACAAGATCCTGGTTTTGACGAAGACCAACAAGGTGAAGGTTTTGTCGGCAAAGCAGGTATTAAGTTGTGGGAACCAATTAACAAGGCAGGGTATTCAAGAAGTCAATTCTTTATAAGTAATATAAATAAATGCTATCCAAGCAAATCAGGTAAGTCATCTGATTCTCAAATTAATGCGTGTTCTAAATGGATTAAATCTGAGATAAGAATGGTCAAACCAATTGTTATTCTTGCATTAGGAAACAGTTGTATAAAGTACTTCAAAAATCAGAAAGGGGGTATAACTAATCTAAGTGGTAAAACAGAATGGAATGAAAAAATCAAATGCTGGATTTGTTGGTGCATTCATCCATCTGCAGTACTTAGAAATTCAAGTAATAAAGTTTATTACAATCTAGGTATGAATAACTTTATTAAAACACTAAACGCAATCGGAATGAAAAAAAGTGTATAATGAATCATGGAACTTTTTACTAACATAGTCAAATTTGCTCTATCACTAGCCCTAGGTGCAGTCGGTGTGTATCTCATTGCCAGACTTATAACCTATGCGGCTGCAAAATCATGGTATCAAGCCAAACGCAACGAAGAGGAGATAAAAAATGAAAAAGAAAAAGAAGACGAGTAGTATTCGAAGAAAACTGCAAGGTGAAAAACTAAAAGAACGAGTTGAAAAGGGAAGACGCAATGCTACAGGAAAACAAAATTCAATTATCAAAATTGATAACATTCCTTTGTGGCGACCGAAAGATGGTGAACATATTTTATACATACTTCCCTACCTTGCAGGAGCAAATGACAAAGACACTCCCAAAGGAAGCCCTACATATACTTTTGAATATCTAGTTCATAGAAATGTAGGGCCAAGTAATACTATGGTTCTTTGTCTTACTGAAATGTATGATAAACCCTGCCCTATATGTGAACATAGACAAAAGCTTCGGGAAGATGGTGCCGATGATGATATATGGAAACCGCTTTTCCCAAAGAAAAGAAATCTATATAACATAATTTGTTATGACAGGGGAGAAGAAGAAAAAGGAGTGCAAGTGTGGGATGAGGCATCATTTTATTCTGAAAAGAATAT